GTTGTCGGCCGCAGCCGGCTAGATAGCTACAAGGGTGGAGTAATCCACCCAAACGTTACCACTTCTTGGCTCTTTTCGTTCTGGCGAACTTGGCATCCAGGCGGCGCTGATAGCTTTCGTCCTTCAGATATCGCTCGTTGCCGTTGTCATCCTTGGCGTAGCGGTCCTTTCTCCAGTCCGCCTGTGTCTCGTAAACATCGGCTGGCTCGCTGGTCTGCGCCCCGCCCCCCAGGTACTCGGGCTCCTTGGGGGCAGTGCCGGCGCGGGCCTGGAATGCCTGCAGCGCAAACTGCACCGCCAGTAAATTGCCGGTATCGAGGGCCTGCTGGTAGGCGCTCTTCTCCTCTGGCGCCAGGTTGGCGGCGGCCCATTGGCTCAGCTTGTCGAATGCGGCATCACCGCCGACCGACTGGCGCAGGGCCGCCACCACCTCGGGGTCGTCGTTCAGGCTGCCGGCTGCCGCTGCTTCTGCTGGCTTGACGCCGGCCAGATAGGTCTCGATCAATGCCCGGGGCAGCCCGCCTTTGTCGGCCAGGGCGTCCACGTAGGCGGTGACATCCTCGCCGGCCTGGAACCTGGCGGCCATTTCAAATGGGTTGACCTCGGCTTCCTGGAACCTGGCGGCCAGGGCTTCGCCGTAAACCTCGGCGCCACGCTCGGGGGTGTACTCCTCGATCTCGGCGGCGGCCGGGGGTGTCTCGGTCTTCTCGCTGCGCTGGCCCTGCTGGCCCTGTTTGCGCTGCAGCTCCAGGTAAGCCCTCTCCAGGTCGGCCGGGCTGTCGAACTTGCCGGCTAGCTTTGCCGGCTTGACCTCGGGGGCAGCGGGCGCTTCCTCACCCTCGGCCTCCTCGCGGTCGGGGACGCCTGCATCGTCTAGGAACTTGTCCAGGATGCTGATCTGCTTGGAGGACGCGGGATCGACAAGGGCCTTCAGCTCAGCCGGCGCATTGATCTGGTCAAGGGTCTTGGGGGGTGTGGCTTCAGTGGTCATGGCTGCATCTCGGGTGGGGTGGGCGGATAATGCGATGGGCTACTTCTGGTGGGTGCCTTCAACCCCGCGATCCATGCGGGCGCGGGTGCGGCTATGCAACGACGCTTGAGCGGCTTCTAAGTGGGCCAGGGCGCAGGCGTTTTCAAAGCAGTTATAAGGACCGGATTGAAAGCAGCGCAGACGATCAATTAGGATCACAAGCAAGGCTTCGTGGGTGATGCCATTAACGCCTACCTCGTTGATAGGACCGTTCTGAAAAAGGATCACCTGCCTAGAAAAAGACGCCTCATATCCCTGTGGATCTTTAATGCTTGGATTGTTGGCAGTGTCAAATCCGGTGATTGAGTAACGGTGATGGGCCCCGCCAGCGCCAAGGCCGTCTTCGACCGTGACACTGAGCTTGTCGTTGGCAGAGTTGACTTTGTGGTCGGTGAGTTCGCGGGTCATGGCTGCATCTCGGGTGAAGTGGGTTGTACGGGCTGGCCGTCAGGAGGGGCCCCCTCGGCCATCTGTTGCACGGCCATGCCGGCATTGGCCAGCTTCTGGGGATCCCCCATGCCGGCCTGGATCAACTGCTGCCGCTGCTGGGCCTCCATCGCGGCAGCCTGCTCCTCTTTGATCCGCTTGTCGGACTTGACCAGCAGGGGATTCACGCCTACCCCGGTCGCCAGCTCCCTGAGGTATGAGGCGCCATCAACCAAGGCGCTGAACTCCTGCGGCATGGCCTGCAGGCCAAGCATGGCGAACTGGTTAAGGCGTTCGACATCCGACTGACGGCCCAGTGCAGCTAGGCCAACATTGATCAGCGGCTCAACGCCAGGCAGGTCTGGCAGCTCGTTGGTTTTGCGCATGACCGAGACGATCCTGCGGGCATGGGGGTACTGAAACTCGACGGTCAGGATGCTGTAGATGGAGCCCAACATCCGCTCAATCTGGTTGATGTCCTCCTTGATCTCCTCTTGCGTAGTGCGCTCCGAGTCTCGAGCGTTGAACAGCAGAAAGATCCTGGATAGCCGCTCTTCCAGCTGCTTCTCCTTCTGCCCTGCCACTGACAAGTCCCGAATGTTGCTGGTCTCAATCGGGAAGAAGTCCTGAGGCTGCGCGTCAATCACGGAAAGGTTGGGCGCCTTGGCATAGGCCTCCTTGCTCGTGATTGCCGATGGCTTGCGGCCAACGATCTGCCGCGCTGCAGCCGCGCTGCCTTCGAGCACCGCCTGGCTGATGCCGTCGAGGTTGGACAGGTCGGCCAGGGCACACCACTCGACATAGCCGGGGCCGTAGCTGTCGCCGTCGATCGTGTACAGCCTCAGCGGCATCCACGGGCTGGCGTCGGCTGGCTCACTCCCATCGGTTTCGGGGACGATGTAGCCCCCAACCTCTTGGTGCCATGTCACCCTGCCCGGGGAGGCCTCAGGCCCCGGCTGCCATTTGATGTGGGTGAAGACCTTGATCCGCCGGTTGTCCCTGCGGGTGGTGTCGGCGTCGTCCTGCCAAGCGCCGCGCAGCTTGTCGGCCTCATCCAGAACCGCCTTGAGTTTTGGGTTCAGGGAGGCATAGAGATAGGTTTCGCAAGCGACGGCCTCCACCGGCTGACCCATCGGATCCCGCAACAACACATACTTGTTGAGGTGAAAGCACTTCATCGCGGTGGCCGAGCGATACAACATTGCGTTGCCGCCGACAATTAAGTGCATCAGCCCTTCAAACAGCTTGACCCGATCGCTGCCGGTGGAGAGGGTGCGCTCAATGGCTCGATCCAGAAGAGCCAGTGTTTTCTCAATTTCGATCTTCTGGGCCGCAAGGTCCTCTTCCGTCGCGCCCTCTGCGACGGCCATAGCGTCCTCTCTCGCCTGCGCCACTTCATCTTTCGTCAAGCGGATCAACCCGCTTAGCGGCAGCAGTGCCAGCAGTAGCCGGCTGCATAGGTTGTTGACCCCCAGCGCCCCAATGCCGTTGTACGGCAGTTGCTGCTCCTGGGCCGCCTCGGTCAGGATCTCGTCTGAGTCAGGGATCATGGATGGAATCGTGAGCCGCGCCGCCCTGCGTGCCCGCTCCAGCCAAGTATCCCGATAGGTGCGCAGCTGGTTGTACCTGACCTCCGCCCGCCCCTTCTGCAGCCCCTGGATTTCAGAGATCGAATCGACGCCGCTGTCTCCGCGTTCCATCAGGCCCCCAGGTTCAGGCCGACGCCTGCAAGGTTGATGTCAGCGGTCAAGGTCAGGTTTCGCCCCGGCTTCTTCTTGGGTGCAGTAACCGCTGTGGTCTGCTCCTGCCCTGCTCCAGCGGTGCCCTGCCCCAGGGACACGGTGTAGGGGTTGGCATTGACGAGGGTTTGACCGGGGGCCCTGGCCGCCTCCAGTTCGCGCTGTCGTGCCGCCGTGTCGTTAGCGATCATTTCCGCCTGCGCTCGCAGTTGATCGACCAGTTCCCGGTTTTGCTTGTTGATGCTCTTCATGGCATCCTCCTGCTGCTGCGCCATGGGGTCAGCCTTTTTCTTTGACTTGGCGCCCATCGCCTTTGCAAGATCGCGTCCTCCACACATGGCTACTGCCCCAGGGATAGTGTTTGCTGCCGATCAATCCGCAGCCCCCGGCTGCCCGTTGGCCGGGTCATGCCGGTGCGGCTGTCGCCAAGGACCGGCGCCTTAGCGCTGCGCTCGGGGACCGGCGCCCCGATTAATGCCGCCAGCCGGCCAGCAGTCGCAGCAGTGTTCTGCGCCTGCTCCATGCGGGCATCGCGCAACCGCTCCATCACCGCCTGCTGCTGCAGCGTTGCAGTGTTGATCCCCTGCTGGGCCGCCATCACCTTGGACGACTGCTGCGCCTGCATCAACTGCAGCTGGGTGTCAGCCAGCTGGTTGTACTTGCCGTAGTCGGGTTGGGTGATGGTGGGAGCCTTGGGCTTGCGACCGCCGCACATCAGAGATTCAGCAACGGGTCTTGCTCGGTGGCCCACTGGCGGATGGTCTCCACCACCCGCTGCTCCCCAATGATCTGGGCCCGCTGGTCGGGAGACTTGTTGGCCATGCCAACGATGTCAGCAGGGAAGCTCTCCGCCAGACGGACCAGCAATCCTGGGGAGACAAGTAGCTGCATTACAGGGGTGCAGTGTTCCCAAGGAGTCTAAGGGGATTGGTGGCGTCCTACCTCATTGACCGCTTTTCATGGATTCCAAAGGCGAGGGGTCTGAGTTTCAAAGTCGTATTCACCGGGCCGCAGGATGCGGGCACACCGGGCCTGGGCCAGGGCCTGGTCCACGGACAGGTCTGCCTTTAGGAAGGCCGCAAGCACGCGCTCCCACATGAAGCGCGGGTCAGAGGAAGCCAGCGAGGTCTCCGCCTTCTTCTCCCCGATGCCAGGGCAGCCGGGGTAGTGGTCCGACCGATCGCCAACGAGCGTCTGAGTAAAGAAACACCGATCGGCTTCAGCCTTGGACTGGATGACAACTTCACCATTCCGCAAGTGCTTGCCTGGCACCGTCAACAGATCCTTGTCCACGCTGGCCATGAAGTCGTCAGGGCCGGCCAGGATGCCCAGGGCATCGTCGGCCTCCACGTTCTCCAAAGTGACAACGTCCCACCCCGAACTGATGGCCAACCGCTTGACCGCTGCCACCAGGTCGGGCCAGCCGGGGACCTTCTGTTCAGACTTCCGGTTGCTTTTGTACTCCGGCCAGATGCCGTAGCGGAATGACCGGGCAGAGCTGAAGCACAGGGTTATCGGCAAGCTGGGATCAAAGGCTCGAATGTCGGCCAGCTTGTCCATGAAGTAGGCCATCGCCTCA